CACTAGTTCACCTAGTCTTAGTCCGTGTGTCGTGTTATTTAACCCATAGTATGGATATGGCAAAGCTTTGTGTTGTTCAGTATTACTTACCTCGTCCCACAAGTCCTTACCGTTTATGATTCCGTCAGGTCGATACTCTACTGCCTCGTACAAACAACTGACTAACTCCTTCGACTTGTACGCAGTTATCATGTCGGATGGGTCTTTCAGTGGTAGCTCTGCGATGTGTGCTTTACCCGGTGTCAACAACGCTGCACACTCACTCGCTCCCTTCCGTCCAACCTCATCCATGTCGAAACAAAAGATCACCTTCTCGAACGACTCCAACCAATCAATAGCTTGTGCCACGTGTTTCTTTGCAGCACTAGCTCCGTTCGGTACACTGACTACAGGATAACGATTGTCCATTGCTTGAGATACTGACAACGCATCTATCTCTCCCTCTGTTACAACAACCCGTCGTCCCTTCTCTTTCCATAGGTGCTGACCGTACAGTCCAACTAACTCACCACGAACACTAAACGATTTGTTAGCGTAGCGTATCTTCTGTGCCACAGGCTTGCCGTCTCGTGTCTTATAGTTAGCTATCTGCACAGCTTCTCCTCCTATCTGACCTACCCAGTAACCCCACTTCCGACAGGTATCAGCTGTTAAGTTACGTCGTGGTATAGCTTTGGGTTCTCCATTAAGGAACTCTCTCGGTGTTGGTTCACTCATTCCCCTTCGTCCTCCACTATAACTTTGGCAACTGAAACAATAGGAGCTTCCGTCATCGTTGACTGATCTAGCGTCACTCGACCCACACTTGTCACACGGTTGATGCGTTTCTGTGAAAGCCATGACTTTGGTATAATTTTATCTGCATATTTAATCCCTTTCTTCTCACACCACATAGCGTACGTAGTCTTAGACTTCTTGTTTATCTTGTTACTTGCTCGCATGAACACCATCCGAATGTCTAGATGTGGGTGTTGCTCACGTACAAGCAGATGTTTAGCACGATCCTCCACCGTCCATACTCCCTTGGCTTCTATGATGATGCCGTTGGGTAGTATGAAATCGGGAGTGTATGTGCTAAGTCGTTGATATTCAATAGATAGCGTCTCGTATTCAAAGTCAACGCCACTACGCTTAAGTTGATTAGCTAGTTTAGATTCAAATCCTGACCTGTATCTATTGTTAGAAGTTCGCTGTGATCTCTTCGCTCTCTTCTTCCGCATCGAATGCTTGGTCTAGGGTTTCTCCTCCGTTAGCAATGAATCCTTCTTCACTGGTGAATCCGAATGCATCAGCACTTGGTCCGTTGACTCCACCGTTCTTCAGCTCTAACACTTGAACAGCTTGCAGATCAAACGATACACCAAACCCTGCCATTGCTGTGTACCAAAACCTCGGACGGACAGCCATGTTGACCACGCTTCCACCCCAAATCTGTACATCTTTTGGCATTGGTTTACCTTGTGCATCGAACAACGCTATTGATAAGCTGTACACGCTTCCGTCTTTTCTCTCACCGCCAGCTTTCAACTTAGACTTAACAAGGAATCCTCCATCTGTCTCATCAACAGGTATGCCTCTTTGATTGATCTCTTTACCAGCGTTCTCTTCCTTAACAGCTTTGAGTTCCTCTTCGTACAAGGGACGTAACGTATTCTTTATCATCTCCGCTTGGTCTTTATCTACTACTAGATCACAGCTGTATGTTCCGAACTTAGGTTCAAACCTTTTGTTAGGTGCGTTCAAGTGGCAGTACTTAGCGATGCCTTTTACTTTTATTACCGGGTATTTCTTTCTACTTTGTATACTCATATTTCTGTTAGTGTTTATTAGTTAAGACAGCAGATACATAGCTCGATCTATTGCGGTAACATCTAAGTTACCAAGTTCAGGCAGGTCAGGCAGTTCTGCTGTCGGGTTGTTGTTTATTAACTCACATCTGAACTCTTTAAGTAAGTCAATAGCATAAATATTTTTGTAGGTTTTTCTTACATCTTGGTGTACTTTACGTGCGTTGCAAGCGTGGCTTATAAAACAGTCGTGAACAAAACCCATGTCGTACGTCATTCCGTACGCTAGTGTGTGTACAACTGTTGCATCTAAAGCGTGTATAAAGTTAGCAGTGATACAGTTCTTCTGTTCCCGTGGGTCAATGTCATCCAGTGCTTCTGAAAATCGAATATATGTCTTGATGTTATCAATGATCGTAGCAACCTTGACAACTTTACTTGTGGTCATCTTCTGTATCACTTTGAAACCAAAAGGTGTAGTCCACTTTATCTCTTTATTACCCATATCACCTGCACAAGCACGTAAGAATTTATGTACACGATCTACGGACACTAACACTTCACGAGCTACCGTATTGAACTGTTCAGCTAGATAATTAATAGCATCTATCTGTTCACCGTCTCTAAATGGGTGGTTGTCTCCGATCTCATGCAAAAACTTTTGAAGCACGTGAAAGTACGACTGACCGTATGGTTTGTTCATGATAGCTAACTTAGCCAGCTTCCTTGTAACACCATATTGAAACCACTGTGACGCTATGTAGCTCTCCTTACTCTGTTCTTTCAGTCGCTCGTACACAAGGTCAGCTACCCATTGGTACATATCACCGGGTGGTTGGTCAGGTAAAAGGTTGCAGTGCCTAGCCAGTCCTTCATCACGCAACAACAAGTGAAGTATCTGCATACCATTGTTACTGCAATCCATACGCACAGGAAAGTGTGACACATATCCGTATCCTTCGTCGTTAAACTTCTTAAACTCATAACAAAAGGCTAAGAATCCAAAAGGTTCACTCGCTTCCATCCACCAATCGTTCTCGTATGGGTCTTCAGCTGTCTCCAGCATCCAACCTTCGTGCTTCTTTATCCACTCCAGTCGTTCTTCTATGCTACCCTTGACTCCCCAGCAATTAGCACCATGTATCAACAAGCGTTCAAGATCGTCTTCATCTACTATCTGCTGACCATTCTTAAATAATAACAATCCTTTAGCTAAGTCAGTACCCTGTGGATTCAAGTAAGCTGGCATATAGTACAGACGACCACGATAATCAATACGACACGGGAAGAAAACACTATCCCACTCCTTATACTTGTTAGCAAGATGTAGTAACTTCATGTGTACCAAGCGTTTAGATCGGTTGCTCTCATTGATGCGTCGTATCTTATTCTGTTTAAACTTCCACGCACGTAATTCGTGAGGTCGTTCCAATCCGTTCTCAAGGTACGGTTGCAATGGCACTTCTGTGTAATCCATCAGTTGTCCTGTGTCCCACATATGCTGTGCTACTTCCAACACCTGCTCATTGATACACCAAGGCACACGCTGCACATTATTCACGGACACGTACATCTTACGTAGATCGTTAAAGGTGTAATGACTCTTGTTAGGTTTGTTCATTACTAACGGATCATCAAACGTGTCGTATCCTCCGTTGAAATAGTCACTCCAATCGTTTGGTTTGTGTGGTAATGCCATTCGTATCGGATCAGCTACCTCTTTCCAATGATCAAATCGTCGTGTCCAATCTTTAAACTCAGCACTTAAATGGATAACTCGTAGTTGTTTCTTACCATTGCGTTCCATCCGTACTTCAAACAGACCAGTGTGCTTTACTATCTCACCTAACAACCACGCACCCAACGCTATCTTGTGTCGTCGCTCCCACAGCTCAAACCTTCGGTTATTCTTTTCAGCAGTGTAGAACTTAATACGCTTACCCTTCACACTCTTTGTGTGCTTGATATCGTACATACGATTCTTTGCTATGGTCTCTTCAGCTACTCGTTGTCGTAGTATATTCTCAAACTCCTTACCTACATTAAACGATAGTCTTGTGTATGCATTGCAACTAGGTATGTAATCAAGTGCTGTCTTCAGTGCTACATGAGCGATAATTTGTGGATGCAAGTCAGCAATAAAGCACAACCAAATAGGCATACTAACACCCTCTTTGTTGTACCTCTCCATGAAGTCTTCAATCGGTTGTGCCAGTTCGGGTGCTACTTTAGATAAGATACGCTTGCTACTGGCTAACTCACTACCTCTTTCATTCTCTCGGTAGTATTGTTGGAACTGGCGGTAGGTTGTCCGTCCCCAGTCCTTCATCTCGGATTCTACGGACACGTTACTTCTCGTTTATGTGGTTGAACCACACCTTAGGACGAACACGAGGGCGGTCTGAACGGACAATATTTAAGTGCTTGTCGTAAGTCAGTTCATTCTGTCCCCAAAACCAATCCCAACCCTGATTAACTAAATCAACAATTGTAAGACTTTCGTCGTAGTCAATCATTATCTCCTCGTGTTCGTCCGTATCGTCCATCTCTCAGTCTTGTTTGTTTGTTTCGTAACGATCAATCATTGCGTCCTCGTACAAAGCTTTAAGTTCTTCTAGTTCTTCTTCGGTTAAATCATCTTCGTCCTCGTAGTCAAGGAAGCTTGTTAACCAACTGTCGTAGTTTACTCCTCTCACTTTTCTTCCTCCAAATATTCAACAGACTCTATCTTGACCTTTACCAAGCGTTGAGTGCTACTAGGTTTATCAAACCCACGATGTTTCGGTACACCTTTGATTAAATCCTTAGCCTTCATATTCATTGCTAGTTCAATTAAATAGACCGCCGGATAGAAAAACTTCAAGCGTCTTTCATCCTCTTCAAACATTGCGTACAATACATCAGGTTCTTCTCCGTCATTTCTATAGTCTGTTATTTCATTCATAGGTTTCTTCCTCTCTTAATTTTTCTCTCAGGTCTGTGAGCATGGCATACAACTCAAAGTGTTCATTCTCATCGTCAATCTCACCATTCATTTCGTTGTGTAAAATATGATCTAGGACTCGGTTAATGTGTGCTATCGTTTCTCTCATTTGTTTTTATTAATAGTTATTTTATCAAGTACAAGCTCAAACCAATCAATCAATGCTTCGGGCGTGTACTCTCGTTGGTATTGTGTACATCTTGTTGTACCTTTTACATTACCACAGATGCTCCTTCTCTTTCCCTTCTCACACACATGGATCGTTTCATCTTTAGGTGGAAGGTCAGGTAATTCATCACGACCAATACCCTTTATTAACAGCTTGGTTTTCTTGTGTGCTACATGACCGAAGTCATACTGATCTATCTCGATAACGAAACTACCATCAATGTAAAATACCTCAGAATCAGTTACAATGTGTCGATAAATATCCCACAGCTTACTACCACTCGGATGTTCAACAATACCACCGACTCGGTTAAGTTTTTCTAGTGACCAAACAGCTAGTTCTTTTTCTCCCTCACGAGGTGATGCCATGTGCGATAATCTACCCCAAGCACGACAAGGTGGATGACAAACGACAGGTAAGTTTCCATTATATTTAGTAGCATCCCTATCAATGTCGTAAACATCCCACGCAGTGCGTTTTTTGTAAGCACTATCGGTTCGACAAAACAAAGCTGTGTACTTCTTACTCATAGGTAATGTACATTTGAAGGTTCAACTTTATCCCAACGGACGCAAAACTCGTGCAACCATTTCCGCTGTGACTCCTTAAGTTTTAAAGAACCACCTTCCAATGACTCATAAAGAATACTTTCAGCAGAACAATCTTCGTTTTCCACGTAATTTCTAGGTAAATTTTCAACGAGCCAGTCTGTGTATTCGTTTTGCAATTCGGTTATTTTCATCTCGGTTTTATCTTTCTTTAGTTTCATCATTTTCTTTTGTTGCTCATGGTCAAGTAATTTCTGCAATTCTATATAAAGAGGAAAGAATCGGTTATCTGGATCAATAAAATCCCCTCCCATTTCATTCTGGTGAATCCACCACATTAATTCTTCGATCATGGTTTCAGGTGTTAGTATGGTTTCTTTCATAGTTCAATCCTTTATCATGGTCAGGTAACCTTCTTCCTCTACCCAAAAGTTCCAACCTTCTCTCCAGTCGGTTTCATCGTAGTCTTGCCAGTCTCCCGATCTATCTCGGTTAATTTCTGCTAACACTTCAGTCAGTGTCCATTGAAATGTTCTATTGGTTTCAGTGTCTTTCATTGTGTAAGTCATGGTTTCTTTAGTCATCGGAGTATAGTATGGATATTAATAGTAGTGCTAACATGGTTAGGCTTAGTAGTGTTATCATTGACATGGTTTATCTTTCGGTTGGTACTTCCAGTCCACAGATCGGACAAAAATCTCCGTGACCGGGCATTGGACAGCATAAGTTTTGCTTGCAAGGATTCATTGAACAGCTCGCAAAGGTTAATAGTAGTAATGTTATGAGTATTGGTTTCATCTTACGTTGAGTTGTCTCTTTCCCCTACATAGTTCATCATATTCGTAATCACTCACTACATGAGTTTTAAAGTCAAGATCAGTTAGTTCTTTCTTCACGTACAAATTATAAAATCCTTTAAAATCTTTCTTTGGATGTTTCGATATTATGTACCAATGTTCGTTGTTTGTATCGGTTATTTTGATTTTCATTTCATTTAGATATTTGTATTTGCTCCAACACGCAATCGGCTAGCTGTTCAGCAAGGTCAATAGACAATTCTTCAATGTCATCATCCGCACTTAATTCTGTCACAGCCCAGTGTTTGTGAAAGTAACAAGCACCAGAGAAAGAGTTGTCACCAGATTGAAAGTTCAATTCTTCAAGATTATCACAAGTGCTAAATGTCATTTGTATTGTATCACTGTTTCCAGTTTCATCGTAACTAGGTAAGTAGTCTTCAAGAATTGAAAAGATGGATGTTTGTAATGCTTTTATTTTTTGATCAATGTTTTTCATTTTTATCGGTTTTATTTAGATAGTTCTATTAGTCTTTGTTTTGCTTGGTAAAAAGCTGGATGTACATTTCTTAATGTCGGTAAGTCAATACTACTATATCCCATCCTTTCCATTAGTTTTCGTTTCATCTTTAAATAGGCTCGGTTTGCTTGTGTTCTTGTCATGATATTATATTGATAAGGTTTGATCGTCATTTACATAAATCCAACACTCGCCAAAGTCTTTGCAAGCATCGGTTAATCGGTTGCCCAGATCATCGTCAATTCCGTTTCTATCCCAAAAGCCCGCCCCGTGCCCGTTTCTAGTAAGCCAAAAATCATGACCGGCAACCTCATAAGGTGACAAACATTCCTCGGAGTTATAACTAACATTATCTGCATACTCCACTAGATCATCATGATTTGATTCAATGAACTTTATACAATCGTTTGTAATGGTTTGTTTTGCGTCATCATCAAAAGCAGTGATATCAAACTTTTCATCTAAAAATTCACATTCGGTTTGGTCAGGATCATTTGAACTCCACAAGCTTGCAATCTTATAGCCAGTTATAAAGTCTTTGTAGTAATTAGGTTTATTTTTCATAAGTTTTAAAATTCGGTTTCTAATATTGTTTTAATGGTTTCAATTGGTTTGCGGTCTCTTAAAGCTTGCAAGATATTATCGTTTTCAAGTGCAATACTTGGTTCAATCAATAGTTCATTGCAAAGTAATATGAATTGTGTCTTTGACATAATGGTTTTTTCTTTCGTTAGTAGTTTACTATTTCGTACTCGTTGCGCTTGAGTAGTAATTCAATTTGTAAATCTTCATTAGGTTCAACAAATATCTTACCCTCTTTCTGATAGTCTGGTTGGTTGGTTGCAATTACAGCTTTATAAGTTTTATTTTTGTTAAGTTTGCCATATCCGTCTATTGAATAATTAGATTTAGGTTTTATTTTCATGTTAGTTTTCTTTCTTTCGTTGTGATTAATCGGATGAAATACAAGCGTAAACCGCTATTCCCCATGCCAGTAAACATAACACTGGAGATAGTAAACAAACAGCAATAAAGCTTTTCTTACTTGGTTTTGGCATATGTCGTTCTAGTGAATCATGATTGCTATAATTAATGATACGCTCTTCGATGGTTTTTTGTTTGTTCATGCTCATGTTCTTAGTCTTCATTTTGTACTAAATCACTAAATAAAAACTTATTTCTTAAGTCGCTAACAACGATAGAAAATGTTATAAAGTAAATAGTCATATCGAATATCTCACATAAGTGCATGACTGAAAGTAATAATCTACCTTTTAAAGTATCCTTTAAGTTAAGCTTCATGTTCTTATGCAACCTCCTCTTTTACTTGCTCGTTGTACTTTTTAAGAGTTGCAGTCTTTAAGATATAAAAGGCGTAATGCAAAATAATATCGTTTAAGCTTGTGGTTTCGTCGTATCGGCAAAGTTCTTTAACTTCCAGTTCTACTTCGTCAAATAATTGAATCTTTGCTCCGTTGTCGTACATATCGAAACGAACAAAGTTGACCAACGTCCAAGCCTTGTAGTATTCAAAGTAATAGTTGCAGTTCTCGCATACTTCAATAATTGCATCGTAATAGTCGAATGCATCAAGATCATAGTTTAAAGTTACAGACTCAACAAGTGAGTCTATTAGTTCGTCAAATTCGTTTTGGTTCATAATGTTTTTTGGTTTTGGTTTTATTAATAATTAAGATAATGCCAATCCTACTTTTACAGACTCGCAAGATTTGTCGAAACGAATCAATACTGATGAAAAGTAAGAATCAGAATGATAACCATCCCAGTCGTGAAGCTCTGGGTCTAAGTTGTTGTATCTAGTCTTAGCCATAAACTCACCTAAGTCATAAACTCTTTTCCTGTAGCGTACAAAAGATGATTCTTCAACTGTATCGTATGAATCTTTTAATTCGTTTTGCTCTTTTGTTGTGAGGTCATGCCAGTATAAAACTGGTCTATAGTGGTTGTTAGTGATAATTTTCATTCGTAATGTTTTTTCGTGTTTCATTTTGTTATTCTCCTTATGCGTTGTAATCAGTAGTCACAATTCCCCATCCACTGACTGCTTTCCGTCTACGTTCAATTTCTGCTTTGGTCACGCTTTGATCTCTGAAGTAGTGTTTAACTATTTTATTGTAATAGTCTAACCGCTTTTGATTTATTGGTTTTTTCATAGTGTGTGTGTGTTTGGTGTTTTAATAGTTGCGAGCGATTGCTCTAGGTTTTCACAACTCTAAATAGTAATTACAAGCTTGAGTCAACATCTAAAATAAAAAGTTATTCACAATTGCCAATGATTGATAATGATTGCTTTTGATCGTTTATGATCGTTTTGAGAGTCATGCAATGACGATGAGAGCACAGCCAACAATGACGCGACAGTCGATAAAAATACAAGTGTAAACGCATCAACGCATCATGATCGAATGATACGAACTGACGCAATCTTACCGCTTGATCTGTCGATTTGCGTTGCCAGTCTTAACAACACCATAACTACAAACTAAGCTGTTGCATAACCTATTGATAATTAGATGTTTGCGTGCTTTACTCGTGTAAATTAGACATAATCAATCTTGTGCGAACAGCGTTGATAATCAACAACTTACGATCTAGTTTCTAGTAGGTGTTAACAAAAGCTTTTAATGTATTGCACAAATAACCTACCCACAGCAGAAAAACACAAGGGTAGCCGGGGGGTAAACAACGACCGCGTATATAGCGTAAGCCGCTCAGATTTTTTCAACTAATTTTACAAAAACCGTTGCAGCTAAAGAGTATTCTACGAGCTGTGCGAGAGAATACGATAGGAAGGAACGTAGTGACTGACTAGAACTGCGGGCTGATAAAGCCGTTATCGTCGTCCTCATCGTCATCTAACACATTCCCTTCATCCACTGTAAACAGTATCTCAGCGTCTGTTAGAACCGTTAGTTTAGCAAACTCTAGAGCACCCACAATCGTCTGATCATTCAGGTCGAACTCCTGCTGGTAACGTCGTATTAGGTTGTCTAGGTCGAACATAAAGGAGTCCGTTTGATTATTCTGATCCATAGTATGTTACATTATATGTTATTGCTTTAATTTTTACTAGTCGTTTTTACCTTAATTTTATATAACTGATATACAACGACTTACAACTTTAGGCTTTACAACGTTCCCGTATGGGTTGTATAAAGGTATAATGCCTAGCGGAGCGAGTGTCGTACTAACACACTGTGTCAGTCGTACAACAGTTCTAATAAATATTACTACAACAAATGACGTTAACAACGTAGTAGTTATAAAAAGATAAATAAAAACGTTAAACATAAAGAAACCTTAAAAACGACGACTACGGTTTCTTTTAACTTTTAACAACAGATTTATCGTCGTATTCTTTCTATAGTTTTTAAGGATAGGTGTATTCATAAATGAATCTATAGATGTAATAAGTCTGTATTTAAACTAACTACTTCATCACAAGTATAACATAGATAGATATATAAAGAGAGATTTGTTAACTCCAAAGAAGAGTACCACTACTACGTGATCGTTTATAAAAGCTATCAGTAAACTTTGTTAACTCTTGTTGTAGTAGTTCTTGTTTCCTACTGGATATGTTTCTATCAGCATCAGCAGCCATTTGTTCTATCCAGTAAGCAACAGCAATAGCTAACGCATCTAATCTATCATCCTTTAACAGACTACCACGTTCTCTTGTTATTCGTGATAGTTGATACATAAGTTGATAGGAAGCTTGTTTCTCAGTAGGATAAGCCAAAGCTGAGTTATAGTCGTTATTGATTACTCTAGGGTCTATGATAAGCTTATGACTGTTAAGCACAGGTTCCAGTGTATCGATTATACGTAGTTCTTTTTGTTTACTGTGACGTACTTCCTCTAGTGTTACCGGGTACGTAGTACGAAACAAAGGTTTAATCAGTTCAGAAAAGATACCGTCACCAAAGTTACTTTCTACTACGACTTTGTTAACCTTGTTACGTTTAGCTACATCAACCAGTTCTTTTAGTGTTTGTTCTCCGTATCCACCCTTTAGACCACCTGCTTCAGGTACGTACAGATAACCGTTAAGCATCTTTACTACAGCATAACCTGTTTCATCAACACCGCGACCAGACGGGTCTATAGACATAACACTACCACTGTACGGTACGTCCTCTCCAATAACCTTACTGGGACGTTTGTATCGGTCGCCGTTAAAGCCTACGTT